CAGTGAGCACGGTTGGTTTGTTGATAATATTATCTACGGACGCTGGAGCCTTAACGAAACGGCAACCAAAATATTTCAGGCCGTTAGAGACTATCGTCCCGTATCAGTTGGTATCGAAAGAGGCATTGCTAAACAGGCTGTAATGTCTCCTCTTACGGACCTACAAAAGAAGTACGGTACGTTCTTTAGAGTAGAAGAGCTTACGCACGGCAATAGAAAGAAAACTGACAGGGTTATGTGGGCGTTACAAGGAAGGTTTGAAAACGGCTACATTACGCTAAACAAAGGTGAATGGAACAGTAGATTCCTAGACCAACTATTTCAGTTTCCTGATCCATTAACCCATGACGACTTGATTGACGCCTTGGCGTACATCGACCAGTTAGCTAATGTGGCTTACGACTACGATTATGAAATCGAAGACCACGAAATCTTAGACGTAGTAGCGGGATATTAATATGACTGATTTATATGAACAAGACCCACTGATGATTGAAGAAACAATTGAAGACTGGGTTATAACTAAGTGTGAAGACTGGAGGGATTACTACGAAAGCAATTATGAACAGAGATTTGAAGAATACTATAGATTATGGCGTGGCATATGGGATCCTGCTGACAGTGACCGTAAGTCTGAGCGCTCCCGTATTATTTCTCCTGCATTACAACAAGCTGTTGAATCCAATGTAGCAGAACTAGAAGAGGCTACGTTTGGCCGTGGCAAGTGGTTTGACGTTAGTGACAACATGGGTGATACACAACCCCAAGACGTACAGTTCCTACGTAACAAGCTTACGGAAGACTTTGAAGACTGTATGGTACGTAAGGCTGTAGCAGAGTGTTTAATTAACTCTGCAGTCTTTGGTACAGGCATTGGTGAAATAATCATCGAAGAAATGAAAGAGATGGTTCCTGCAACTCAACCTGTTATGGGTGGAGATTTACAAGCTGTTGGTGTAAACATTACTGACCGGGTTAAAGTAAAGCTTAAGCCTGTACTGCCTCAGAACTTCCTAATTGACCCTGTAGCAACGTCTGTAGAAGACGCTATGGGTGTGGCTGTAGACGAGTTTGTTAGTAAGCACCAAGTAGAGCTTCTACAAGAACAAGGTGTTTACCGTGACGTGTACGTAGGCTCTGCAGCGCCAGATACGGACCTTGAGCCTGACCAAGACATTACAATCTACAACGACGACAAGGTTAGACTGACTAAGTACTATGGTTTAGTGCCACGAGAGCTTCTAGATTCCGCTATGCGGGACGAAGACGAAGAAGAGGTAGAAGTAGAAGCAGAAGAAAAAAAATCTGAGTCAAGGTACGTAGAAGCCGTTGTAGTGATTGCTAACGGTGGTATACTGCTTAAGGCTGAATCTAACCCTTACATGATGGAAGACCGCCCTATCGTTGCGTTTCCTTGGGACGTAGTACCCGGACGCTTCTGGGGTCGTGGTGTATGTGAAAAAGGTTACAACAGTCAGAAAGCACTCGACACCGAACTACGTGCTCGTATTGATGCGTTAAGCCTTACAATACACCCAATGCTTGCTATTGATGCTACACGCTTACCACGAGGTGCTAAACCAGAGGTACGCCCCGGTAAGATGATACTGACTAACGGAGACCCTCGTGAAGTACTACAGCCCTTTAACTTTGGTCAAGTGGGTCAAATTACTTTTGCTCAGGCCGGAGCCTTGCAGCAAATGGTACAGCAAGCAACAGGAGCCGTTGACTCAGCAGGAATTGCAGGTCAGGTTAATGGCGAGAGTACTGCCGCTGGCATTAGTATGTCTCTTGGCGCTATTATTAAACGTCATAAACGCACACTAATTAACTTCCAACAATCTTTCTTGATTCCTTTTGTTAAGAAAGCAGCTTATAGGTACATGCAGTTTGACCCCGAAAATTACCCCGTTGCTGATTATAAATTTAACGCTAGTAGTACTTTGGGTATTATTGCAAGAGAGTACGAAGTAACCCAACTTGTGCAATTGTTACAGACAATGGGCAAAGACTCACCGCTATACAACACATTGATACAGTCCGTTGTTGACAACATGAACCTGTCTAATCGTGAAGAACTCGTTGCAGCCTTGTCTAAAGCTTCACAACCTAATCCACAAGCACAACAAATGCAACAACAGGTACAACAGTTGCAGATGCAGTTCCAGCAGTCACAGACTCAGGCTTTGTCTGCACAAGCTCAAGAGTCACAAGCACGGGCTGCTAAGTTGGCTGCTGAAGCTGCTGTTGTACCACAAGAATTAGAAATAGATAAAATTAACGCTATCACGCGAAACCTCAAAGAAGGTGATGCAGAAGATAAAGAGTTTGAGCGACGAATGAAAGTTGCTGAGACTCTCCTTAAAGAAAAAGCAATAGAAGGTAAAACTGATGTTAACAGACCACGAACTGAAAGCCCTACTCCAACGAGTCAACCGGGAGTTCCAAGGAACATTCCAGCGCCTCAAAGACCTAGAGGACCAGCTGGCCCAACTGGAAACCAAGGTGGAGGAGTTATCTAATGCCAAAGAAAGCAGACCCAAGACTAGCACGGGCGGGAGTAAGCGGGTACAACAAGCCAAAGCGAACGCCTAGTCACAAGACTAAGAAGTTTGTAGTTGTTGCCAAGGAAGGTGACACAGTTAAAACCATACGTTTTGGCGATCAAAACATGAGCATTAAGAAAGACCAACCTGCACGTCGTAAGTCGTTCAGAGCACGTCACAAGTGTGACACAAGCCCACCCAGTAAACTAACGGCACGGTATTGGTCGTGCAAGAAATGGTGATTGTATGAAAGTCAGTGCACCTAAAGGCCACCACTGGATGAAAAGCGGTAGTAACTACAAGCTAATGAAAGATCCAGCAGACGGTTACAAACCACACAAAGGAGCTTCTAAGTCAGCTAACTTTGAAGTTCAAAAGGTCCACAAAAAGTAAGGAGAGTAACATGGGATACGGAAGCAGTGCGTACGGCGGTAAAAAGAAAAAAGTAAAAAAGCCAAAGGGTAAGTAACAATGGCTAAAGCAAAAGCAAAGCCAAAGAAGTCAGGGCCTACTCCTAACAACAAAGCATTGTACGCTAGAGTCAAGGCAGAAGCTAAACGTAAGTTTGACGTATGGCCTTCTGCGTACGCTTCTGCATGGTTAACCCGTGAGTACAAGAAACGTGGAGGTACTTATGCCTAGAAAGGTTTCTACAGGAGGTGCTAAACGTCCCAAGAAAGGTCTTACCAAGTGGTTTGATGAAGAGTGGGTAGACGTTAAGACAGGCAAACCCTGTGGACGTAAGTCTACAAAAAAAGTAGGCCCCAAGAAAACCACGCGTCCGTACCCCTCTTGTAGACCCAAAGCTGTAGCAGCTAAGATGACAGCAGCAGAAAAGAAGTCTTCTGCTGCACGTAAGACAGGACCAAAGGCTATTAAACACGCAGTCACAGCTTCTGGCAAACGCAGAAAAACTACCAGAAACGCTTGACATTCCTTAAAAAGTATGCTATAATAAAACTATAGTTAACAACTTTAGAGAAACTAATGACAACTGAGCTTGAAACTTATTTTAACAACTACAACGAACTCTTCAATAGCGAAGGTTTCAAACAACTCATCCAAGAACTTTCTACTAATGCACAACAGCTAGCAGACATACAGAGTGTAAAAGACGTAGAAGACCTCTTCTATCGTAAAGGCCAAGTAGCTGCTTTTGCAACAATAATTAATCTACAGGGTACTATAGAAGCCGCTAGGGACCAAGCAGAGGCTGAAGAAGAAGGCCCTGTAGATGTATAAAATATATGACTTCCGTTGCACTAACGGACACGTCTTCGAAGATTTTGTAAAGAGTGGTACTACGACCAGTAGGTGCGGTTGTGGCGCTAACGCTACAAAAATGGTATCTGCCCCGTCTTTTCACCTTGATGGTTCTACTGGGGACTTCCCCGGTAGTCACATGAAGTGGGTACGAGAACACGAAAAAGCAGGTAGAAAATGAAAACCTCCACAATGATTATAATCACGGAGTTTAATTATGTCAAGAGCAACAATGCTTGATTCACAGCCTGAAGAGGACAACGTGGACACCATTGAAAACGAAGTAGAAGAGACTCAACTAGAAGAAGTTGAACAACCTCAAGAAGATCCTACAGTTCCAGAGAAGTACCAAGGTAAGTCAATGGAAGAAGTTGTACAGATGCACCAAGAAGCTGAAAAGCTTTTAGGTCGTCAGTCTTCCGAAGTAGGAGAGCTTCGTAAAGTCGTTGATGATTATATTAGTAATAGTATATCAACGCCAGCACCTCAACAACACGTTGAGCCTGAAGACGATATAGACTATTTTACAGATCCTCAAGGTGCGGTTAACCGTGCTATTGAAAACCACCCTAGAATTAGAGAAGCGCAACAGTACACTGAGCAGTACAAAAAACAGTCGTCACTTGCTACGCTTCAAGCTAAACATTCAGACATGCAACAGATTCTTGATGATCCTAAGTTTGCAGAGTGGATTAAGGCGTCTAAGATTAGGACTCAGTTGTTTGTAGCGGCTGACCAAGGGTACGATGCTGATTCTGCTGATGAATTGTTTTCGCTCTGGAAAGAACGTAAAACAGTTGCACAACAGACTGCTACTGTTGAAAGACAGGCACGTAAGCAAACACTCAAGGCAGCTAACACAGGCAACGCACGAGGCAGTGCTGAGGGATCACGTAAGAAGGTATATCGTAGGGCCGACATTATTAAACTAATGAAGAATGACCCAGACCGTTATCAAGCATTGTCTGAAGAAATCATGGCAGCTTATGCGGAGGGTCGAGTCAAATAATCTAGGAGATTGACATGGCTACTGCAACATATCCCGGCGCAGGCGGTAATACTGCGAAAACTGAAGCGGCAACTTTCATCCCAGAAATCTGGAGTGATGAAATCATTGCGGCTTACCAAAAGAACCTGAAGATGGCTCCGCTTGTTAAGAAGCTGGCTATGACAGGTAAGAAGGGCGACAAGCTTCACATCCCTAAGCCCGTACGTGGTGATGCAAATGTTAAGGCTGCTGACACTGCAGTTACTATCATTGCAAACACTGAAGGCGAATTGACTGTTGACATCGACCGTCACTTCGAGTACTCACGCTTGATTGAAGACATCGTGGAAGTTCAGGCTCTTTCTAGCCTTCGTCAGTTCTATACAGAAGATGCTGGTTATGCTCTTGCTGTACAGATTGACAACGACCTCCACGCAGCCGGTACTGGCTTTGGTGACGGTGGTGCTGTAGTATTCAGCCCAGCAGAAACTGACTACCAGCACTCTGGTTGTTTCTTTAACGACGGCGGTACTACTACTCAGTACACTGACGACACTATTGTCCCAGCAGACGTATTCACTGATGCGTTCTTCC